TGCCTCAGCTGTTCGAGGAATGTCATTCAATATCTTGTTTTTGGATGAGTTTGCATTCGTTCCAAATCATATTGCTGATTCGTTTTTTGCCTCTGTTTATCCTACTATTACTTCTGGTAAAAGTACTAAAGTCATTATTGTCTCGACCCCCCACGGAATGAATCACTTCTACCGTATGTGGCACGATGCGGAAAGAAGTAAAAATGAATATGTACCGACTGATGTTCACTGGTCGGAAGTGCCTGGTAGGGATGATAAATGGAAAGCACAAACAATTGCAAACACATCAGATCAACAGTTTAGAGTTGAGTTTGAATGTGAGTTCTTAGGATCTGTTGATACTTTAATTGCTCCTAGTAAATTAAGGTCAATGATTTATCAAGCACCAGAAAAGAGAAGTGCTGGATTAGATGTATATGTTGATCCCCAAAAAGGACATGAATATGCTATCACCGTTGACGTAGCAAGAGGAGTAGCAAAGGATTATTCTGCATTTGTAGTAATTGATATTACAGAGTTTCCCCATTCAGTTGTAGCAAAGTATAGAAATAATGAAATTAAACCTATGCTTTTCCCAAGTATTATTGAGGAAGTTGGTAGAAATTATAATAATGCATTTGTTTTATGTGAAGTAAATGATGTTGGAGATCAAGTTGCATCTATATTAAACTTTGATATGGAGTATGAAAATCTCCTTATGTGTTCTATGAGAGGTAGAGCAGGGCAAGTTGTTGGTCAGGGATTCTCAGGTAAAAAGACTCAACTTGGTGTTAAGATGTCAAAAACCGTTAAGAAGGTTGGTGCTCTTAACTTAAAAACCTTAATAGAAGAAGATAAACTTCTATCATGTGATTATGAAATTATGAGTGAACTGACCACATTCATTCAGAAAAACAATTCATTTGAGGCAGAAGAAGGATGTAATGATGACCTTGCTATGTGTCTTGTCATATATGCATGGTTAGTTGCACAGGATTACTTTAAAGAACTCACAGATCAGGACGTAAGAAAAAGACTATACGAAGAACAAAAGAATCAGATTGAACAAGATATGGCTCCATTTGGTTTTATGGATGATGGTATGGGTGAAGATAGTTTTGTTGATGCAGATGGAGATCACTGGAAAAAAGCAGATGAGTATGGGGATAGATCATTCATGTGGGAATACAGGTAAATGTTCATGCATTGTTCATAGCACACGAAAATGTTCCTTTGAATAAATATTTTCAGATTAACTGAGACTCGGAGAACAAAAAGCATGGCTACTCCTCAATTATCTCCTGGAGTACTGGTAAGGGAGGTTGACTTAACAGTAGGAAGAGCTGATAATGTATTGGATAACATTGGTGCAATTGCGGGACCATTCCCAATTGGACCAGTAAACGACCCAATTGATATAACCACAGAACAAGATCTTATCAATGTATTTGGTAAGCCCATCTCAACAGATGCTCAATATGAGTACTGGATGAGTGCAGCATCCTACCTTTCATATGGTGGAGTTTTAAAAGTAACCAGAGCAGCAGGTACTACACTTGCTAATGCTAATGCTGGTTCTAATGCTGCCAGTGCTACTATGACTGGTACAGCAAGAATTGACAACTATGACGATTATACCAATAATCATCAGGACACAGACAATAGTTTTACATACGCAGCGAAAAACTCAGGTACATGGGCAGACGGATTAAAAGTTTGTTTCATTGATGACGCAGCAGATCAAACTGTAACACTAAGTGCAATACCAACAGGTGCTACTGTTGGACAAGGTGTTTCAGTTTCAGTTCCAAATAATACAGTAATTCCTGGTACAGGAACTACATCCGCATTTAGTGGACATATTAAAGGTATTATTACTGGTATTGATGCTGGTACAAAGAAAGTTGATGTCAAACTTACATCAAGAGTTTCTACTGACGGTACAGAAACAGCAATCGATTATGCAGAGGGAACAACTTATGCATCTTTGACAACTGGTGCTGGATTTAATACACTTAGTGTTATCAGTGCTGCAGGTGCTCTTGTTGGATCAACAGCAACTATTAGTGCTTCTGTTGACTGGTACAATCAGCAAACATTAGGTTTAACAAACTCAACAATTTTTTGGAAGCAAATTGCTCCAAAACCAACATCTAACGTCTACGTAACAGATAGACAAGGTAAAGGTGATGGTCTACACGTTGTTGTAGTTGATGACAAAGGAACAATTAGTGGAATAAAAGGCAATCTTCTTGAGAAGCACATAAGCATCTCAAAGGCAAAAGACGCAGTTTCTTCTGTAAATGCTCCGCAAAAGATCTGGTACAACCAGTTCTTAGCAGATTATTCATCAAACATCTATGCAGGTAAGAACCCATCTGCTGCTGCAGACTCTTATTGGGGTACAACTCCATTAGCAACTGGATTCTCTTCTGGATATACTCCAGTTACAACTGGTGCAGGTGTTTGGGGACAAAATGCTCAAGGTGTTAAGTATAGTGCATTAGGAAATGTAACTTATACATTTGCTGGTGGTGTTGATTATTCTGCTACTGGTGGAATGAAGGCAGACCTTGCAGATCAAATAACTGCATACAATAAGTTCAATAATAAAGACGAGACCGCAGTAGACTTCCTAATCATGGGACCAGGCTGCGATACACAGGCAGAGTCACAAGCAAAAGCAAATTCTATAATTTCTATTGCTAATCTTAGAAAAGATTGCGTGGCAACTGTTGGACCACATAGATCAGACATTGTTGGTTTAACTAACACTGATACTCAAACTGATAACTTGGTTAAGTACTTCTCACCACTTGCATCTTCATCATATGCAGTATTTGATAGTGGTTACAAGTATACTTACGACAGATTTAACAATAAGTTCCGCTACATCCCAACAAATGGTGATGTTGCTGGTCTAATGTGTCGTACAGGAATCAATTCTTATCCTTGGTTCTCACCTGCTGGACAACAGCGTGGTATTATCAACAATGCAATTAAACTTGCATATAATCCAAGTAAGGCACAAAGAGATCAACTCTATCCTCAAAGGATTAACTCAGTCATAACACAACCAGGAATTGGTACTCTATTATTCGGAGACAAGACTGGATTAGGTTATGCATCTGCTTTCGATAGAATTAACGTTCGTCGTTTATTCTTAACTGTTGAGCAAGCACTTGAGAAAGCAGCAGAAGCACAACTCTTTGAACTCAACGATGAGTTAACAAGAGCGAACTTTAAGAACATCGTAGAACCTTATCTACGTGACATTCAGGCAAAGAGGGGTATTTACGGATTCCTCGTTATCTGTGATACCACAAATAACACACCTGATGTTATCGATAATAATGAATTTAGAGCAGACATCTTCCTGAAGCCTGCCAAGTCAATCAACTATGTTACTCTTACCTTTGTTGCTACACGTACTGGTGTTAGCTTCGAGGAAGTAGCAGGTCGAGTTTAATCACATTATCTAAATAAACACAGGAGGATAACCAACCATGGCCAAGACAAGAGAAAACAAATCTATTTCTCAATTTAAAGGTGCTCTTATTGGGGGCGGTGCAAGACCTAATCTGTTCGAGGTAGAGTTAACTACTCTACCTGCTGGAATTGAGTGGAGTGCTGATAACTTTAGATATATGTGTAAGGCAGCAGCTTTACCTGCATCTAATGTAGCAGCAATCGATGTACCATTTAGGGGTCGTATTTTTAAAGTTGCAGGAGACAGAACATTCGATACATGGACTGTAACCATTATCAATGACGAAGGATTTATCCTTAGAACTGCAATGGAAGAGTGGATGAATCAGATTTCTAAGTTAGAAAATAACTTAGGAGCGACTAATCCTGCTTCATATATGACTAATGCTAAAGTGTATCAACTTGGTAGAGGATCTAAGACAAGCAGCGAAGACAATACTGGCGATAAGAATACAGTTCTTAGAGAGTATGAATTCGTTGATATTTTCCCAACAAATATCTCTGCTATTGACTTATCTTACGAATCAAGCGATACTATAGAAGAATTCACTGTTGAATTCCAAGTTCAGTCCTTCAGTCTTGCTGGAAACGGTTCTGCCGACTAGCATAAATAGTAAGAAGGAAAATTAAATAAATCATGTCGAAGTTATTTGGGTTCTCTATTGAGGACACAGAACCACTATCACCTAATGCGGTCTCCCCCGTTGCTCCTAATGATGAGGACGGGGTTGATCATTATGCGAGTAGTGGTTTTTTTGGTTCTTATGTTGACATCGAAGGTGTTTACAGAACTGAGTATGAGTTAATAAAACGATATCGAGAGATGGCACTTCATCCTGAAGCGGATAGTGCTATTGAAGATATTGTAAATGAAGCAATTGTTTCAGACTCAAACGATAGTCCTGTACAAATAGAACTTTCCAATCTTAATGCTAGTGATGGTATTAAGAAGAAAATTAGATCAGAATTTAAATATATTCTTGATCTTTTAGATTTTGGTAAGAAATCCCATGAAATTTACCGTAACTGGTACATCGATGGAAGAATTTTTTATCATAAAGTCATTGATTTAAAGAATCCTCAAGAAGGTATTCAAGATTTGCGTTATATTGACGCAATGAAAATGCGTTATGTTAGGCAAGAGAAGAAGCAAGAAAAAGATAAGTATATTAACCTTAATAGTACTGCCAATTCTCAAGACCCAATGGGTTTTAAATGGCCAGAGTTAGAAGAGTACTTTATATACAATCCAAAGCAACAATATCCAACAGGAAACATAAATGCAACAGGTGCAAGTACAGGAATTAAGCTAGCGAAAGATGCAGTAACGTATTGTACATCAGGTCTGGTAGATAGAAATAAAGGAAATACCCTCTCTTACTTGCATAAATCAATCAAATCACTCAATCAATTAAGGATGATTGAGGATTCTCTAGTAATATACAGACTATCTCGTGCTCCAGAACGTAGAATTTTCTATATTGATGTAGGTAATTTACCAAAAGTCAAGGCAGAGCAATATCTCAGAGATGTGATGATGCGATATCGTAACAAACTTGTATACGACGCTAACACAGGAGAGATCCGTGATGACAAAAAGTACATGGCAATGCTGGAAGATTTCTGGCTCCCTCGGAGAGAAGGAGGACGTGGTACTGAAATTTCTACTCTTCCTGGAGGTCAAAACCTGGGTGAGATCACGGACATCGAGTACTTCAAGAAGAAATTATACAGATCCCTCAACGTCCCTCCCTCAAGAATGGACGGAGAAGGAGGATTTAACCTCGGAAGATCCTCAGAAATCTTAAGAGATGAACTTAAGTTCACTAAGTTTGTAGCACGTTTGAGAAAGAGATTCTCAAAAATGTTTGATGATATGCTTAGAACTCAGTTGATTCTTAAGAATATCTGTACCCCAGAAGACTGGGAAATAATGAGTGAGCATATACAATATGACTTCTTATATGACAATCACTTCACTGAATTGAAGAATTCAGAACTATTAAATGAGAGATTGAATAGTGTTGCAACAGCAGAACCATATGTTGGAAGGTTCTTCTCTCAAGATTATGTAAGACGTAACATCCTACATCAGACAGATGAGGAGATTATTGAACAGGATAAGTTAATTGAAAAGGAAATAGCAGATGGAACTATACCAGATCCTTCTATTCCAACTGATCCTGAGACTGGATTACCATTAGATCAAAGTGCAGCAGGAATGGATTTAGGGGCTCCTGTCATGGAACCTAACCTTGATGGCACTAAGGATGGTGGTAGGACAGAAATGCCTAGTGGTGGAGAGATATAAATATTAAGGATTAAACACATTTTTTGGACTTAATTATGCCTGATGTTACTAATGATGATTTAATGGATATGATTATTGCAGATGAATCACCATCAAATATAAGCGATAAGATAAAAGATATCCTATTTGCAAAGTCTGCAGAGAAGGTAGATGCTCATCGACCTGCTGTTGCTGGACAAACTTTTGATACAATTGAGCCTGTAGAGGCAGAAGATAATGAGGTTGAAACTGAATCCGAAGAATAGTGTTTATAAATAACTAAATAACTGGATTTTAGAGGGTTAGACAATGTTAATAAAGGTTTTAGCAGCAGAAGGTAATTTATCCTCTGCTTCTAATGTTGACTTAGCTACTGTAGTACGGCTTTATAATGCCCATAGTGCTGCTGTTGTTATTACTAGAAAAACTTCTGGTGGTGATACAGTTGGTAGTTTAAGTGTTGGTACATTGGATACAGTCCTCTTAGAGAAAGATGCATCAGATACTCTAACTGCAGCATCTCAAGGATCTAGTATGAAGGTTGTAAAGATCGCTTACGGTAACTAAAAATGAAACTCATCAGAGAAGAAATTGAGTCAGTAAAGTTTATTACTGAAAAATTAAAGTCTGGTAAACAGAACCTTTATATTGAAGGTATCTTTTTACAGGGTAATATCAAAAACCGTAATGGCAGAATGTATCCTATGGAAACTCTTCAAAGAGAGGTTGCTAGGTACAATGAATCTAATATTACTTCAGGTAGAGCACTTGGAGAATTAGGTCATCCAGATGGACCAACCGTTAATCTTGATAGAGTATCCCATAAGATTGTTTCACTTAAGGAAAGTGGATCTAATTTTATAGGTAAAGCAAAAATCCTTGATACACCAATGGGTTCAATTGCATCTTCACTTATTAAAGAAGGTGTAAAATTAGGTGTTTCATCTCGTGGTATTGGTTCATTGAAACCGACTCGTGAAGGATTTAATGTTGTTGGAGATGACTTTATGTTAGCAACAGCAGCAGATATCGTAGCAGATCCTTCTGCACCCGATGCATTTGTTGAGGGAATTATGGAAGGAAAGGAGTGGATCTGGGAAGGAAATTCATTCAGAGAATCCCTTGCTAACGAAACAAAAAACAAAATTGAGTCTCTAACAGCCCAAAGAGCACTCGAAGAACATAAGTTAGGTCTTTTCAACGACTTTATAAAGTCATTGTAAATACTGCACTTATAAATAAATATAGATTTTAACTTTTTTACAGGAAATCGGAGAGAAACCCAATGTCTAGTGGCAAAGAATTACAGGAAATGGAAGTAGGCACTACACCCTCCAAAACGAAGGCTAATGCAGCTGCATCACCTGGTGATGCTTTGCCAACGGCTGGTAGTAACGCAGCAGGTGTATCTACTCCAGGAAATTCGGCACAAGTCGAAGATCTCGGTGGTCCAACACCAGATAACTACAAACCAGATGACAATTCAGCAAAACTGAATACACCTGGTGCTACCCTTAAGCAAGTTAAGGATGTAGTTAATAAGAAAGCTTCTGCAGGAGATGCGGCAGCAACTAGTGCTACTAAGGTATCCGTACCTGAAGAAGTTGAAGCAACTGAAGATGAAGTTGTCTCTGAAGAAGAAGTTACTACTGATGAAGTAGTAGCAGAAGAAGAGACTTCTACAGAAGAAGTTGTTGCAGAGGAAGAAACTACTGAAGAACCAGTAGTTGCTGAAGCACCTGAGTACAACATCGAAGAAGATGTTGCAGCACTCGTAGAAGGTGAAGAACTTTCTGAAGACTTTAAGAGTAAAGCAAAAACTATTCTTGAAGCAGCAATCAACGGAAAAGTTGCAGCAATCGAAGAAAACCTTAAGACTGAGTATGAGACAAAACTCGTCGAAGAGGCAGAAGAGTTTAAGTCTGCTCTTAATGAGCGTGTAGACTCTTACCTAGAATATGTTGCTGAAGAGTGGTTCACTGAGAACCAACTTGCAGTAGAGGGCGGTCTTAAAGAAGAACTCACCGAGTCCTTTATGACTGGTCTAAAAGGTCTTTTTGAAGAACATT